CTTATGATAGTGAATACTTTGAATTGCCCGAACTTTCTATTGAAAAAATTATTCAAGAACCTACTTTCGCTGAGAAGTCAAAAAAACAAAAAAAACAGTTTCCTAAGGGATTTCCTATGGAAATGCAAGGCTCTCTGAATCATTGGTGTGTATTCAGGGAGTATATGGTAGAGCGATATCAAACTATTGTGGCTTCGCCCTTATTTAAGACGTTGTCATTTCTTGGTATTGCTATTGCCGGTGCTTCAGCTTTTTTGGGTATTGTGTGTCTTCTTTTTAAAAATTTTGGTAAAAAGAAGGATCCAATACTTGATATGGATGAAGCTAAGGAATACTTGCTCGAAGGGCTTGTAGAGTATAATCCTCTGGAAGTTTTTCCTGTGAGTATTAAGGCCTTCAATCGGCATTTGGTCGGTGAAGGTAAGTTGCCTATTGAGTTTAAGGACACTTTTGTTAAATTACCTATGTCTAATATTTATTGTGATCAGCATGGAGATTTAAAGAGAGTGAGTCTTGACTTGATAGAAGTTGCATTACGCCGTTATTGTGATGAACGAAAGTTAATCACAAAGGCTTTGCAAGTTGGTCAGCTCGTTGGAGGAAAATTGTTCTTGTCTAGGAACAACCTTACCATTGTTTTTCCTAATATTGTGTGGAAAAATAATGAGTATGTTGTCCCTGGATGCGTAATTGACTCCAATGATGTTGCTCTGGTTGACTATTTGTCAGCCGAAAATTCCGTTAAGCGTGATGAACCTGAACTTGAGGGTAGGAAAGAAAACCTAAATCGTGGTTTTGTTTACTATCTTCAGAGTAAGGATTTGTCAGCTTCTGAAATTGAGCGAATTGTAAAGGAGCCTAAGTATAAAAAGAAAGAAGTACTTGATAAGTATCTCGAATCTTTTTGTGCTGGGTTTATTTATAAGGAGCTCTCTCATGTACATGTGTGTGATAATTGTAATTTATCGTTTTCACACACTCATAAAGTCCGAGTGATTGGTGATAAGGCTATGGATCATAAATATTCTGGTCCGTGTCCTTATGAAAATTGCTCGAAGTTCGGGTATTGTCCCGAAGTGTATAAGAGGGACGTTGTTCCTCGAAAGGATATCGTTTATGGCGTACCTACAACTTTGCTTGAAGTTACTAGCGATTCCGTTCCGTTGTATTCTCAGGAAGGGTATACGGATAAAGTTCGTAAATTGACGAAAGTAGAATTGTTTGATAAAGTTAACAATGGTAATCTCCTTAATGACGAATTGCCCAATATGGAAGGTTCTTATGATCCTCTCTCAGTTAGTGTTGGAAGATCTATGAATAATAATATTGGTAATATTTCCTATATTAAGGATGGTTTTGTTGTTATGACTTTGTGTTGTACGTTCTTAAACAATACTGAGGTACTTATCCCACCTCATCTATTTCATCCTGTGCTTTTGCCTGTTCAGCCTCTTGTAAGGATCACATCTTTTGTGGACGATGTAACTATTGTTTGTAAAGATATGATTCATTACGATAAAGAACATGCTACGGTTTTGAGTTTTCCGCAGGGCACATTTTGTCCCAAAACTCAGATAATACATAACTTTATTCGCAATAAAGCCGTCTTAAAGTCCGAGATAGCTCTTGGATCTTTGAGTCGTCCTTATTGTGAAGAAAAGTATGTTCGTGAGATACCTGCCACGAAGATTCGTTTTCATGGTGAGTATGCTTACACAGGTTCTGGTTCAGTAGTATATAAGGTTTCTGAGGGTGTTATTTATAATGCTAATACTCAGAAGGGCGATTGTGGCGCTCTTATATACTGTATGGACCGAAGCATGCCCCAAAAAATATTGGGGATGCATGTTTGTGGCTACACCCAAGCTCCTGAAAGTCTCAGTACTCTAATAACACATGACTTTCTTAAAAAAGTCATTTTAGATACTGCAAAGTTTCATGATCGTGTGAGAGTAGTTATAAACCCTTTGCTCGCCGAACCATACCGTGGTGAGCTAGTTGCGCAGGGAGAGGAAGTTCCTCTCGTGGGCAACATGCCTTTTGTATATAGGCCATATCCAGCGACTAATACTCAATTTGTTAAAAGTGAGATTTTTGAACTTGTACATGCTAATGACGTTAAGCCGGCTACATTGTCTAAAAATGATGCTTTGGGTATTGATCCTTTAAAAATTTCTTTTAGAAAGATTATAGGTAAACCCAAGATATTTGATAGACATTACGTAGATCTCGCAGTACGTTCGTTGAGCAATGCTATTTGTTCATATGATTCTCCCTTTAAACATGATATTCGTATTCTTACTGAAGATGAGTCTATAAATGGTATAGATTCTTCTGTAATTAAGAAGATGAATATGAGTTCGTCGCCTGGATTTCCATATACAATTGTGGGCTGCAGTGCTATAGGAAAAAAATTCTGGTTTGACCAAAGATCTGATGGTACGGATTTTCCGTGCGATTTTCTTCGGGCTCAACTTGATCTTAGATATGATTCCAACACTAATGGTATATTGTTACCAGTAGTTGCTTGTGATACATTGAAAGATGAGTTGAGACCTATTGAAAAGGTTGATCTCGGTAAAACTAGAGTTTTTACTAATTGCCCATTGGACGTTCAGATTTTGGCTAAACGTGACTTTGGGTCTTTTATTGGTCATGTGACCAGTAATCCTGTTTTTGGTGAGAGTTCTATAGGTATCAACTCTTACTCTAAACAATGGGGTATGTTGTTTCAACACGCCCTTCGCAACAATGCTAAGATCATTGCAGGTGATTATGAACATTGGGATAAAACTATTCCCTTTCAAATATTCTATGCTCTGCTCGACATTGTTGAAAATTATTACCGTATGGGTGATACGTACTGTGAAGAGGATACCACCAGAAGGGCTGTGAATTTTTACGCCCAGTTTGGTTGTTTTCGTCTTTGCAGAGGTCTCATCTATATGGTTCATAAAGGCATGCTTTCGGGAGTGTTATTAACTTCTCTGTTTAATTCTCTTGCGAATGCGTTGCTAACTCGCATTATGTTTTTGATGATAGGTCAAGTACATGATGCGGATATTTCCCTCAAATTTTCAAGATATTTTAATTATAGTCTTGGAAAATATTTTGGGGATGATCACGTTATTGGCGTTTCTACACAAGTTCCATGGTTCAATCAGAAAACATTTGCCGCTAAACTTTTAGAATATGGCATTAAGTACACTGCGGCGGATAAAACTATGAATTTTGATGAGTATGTTGCTCAAAAAGATTTGTATTATCTTCGTCGAAGGTGTGTTAAAATTGGTACTCATTGGTATGCTCCTAGGGATATAAATGAAATCATGCGTACCCTTAATTGGGTCCATGGGAATTTAGATCCTTTGGAAGCTTTACGAGTGAATATCGATAGTGTTTTAACTGAACTTGCCCATCATGGCAGGGAAGTGTGGAACTTGTGGTTTGGAAAAATCAATAA